GCTAAGATGGGTTGGCACGGTGAGAAGCGAGCTTGGGCTATAGCAAAGATGGACGAGTTGGACGCGCTGGACAAAACAATTGAGCGAGGGATTGCCGCGCTGATTAATAATTGAATACAAAGGTGTACATGAGCGCGATTCAATCGCGCCCAACTAGGGTTTGTCCCTACAAAATAGTTGTAAATAATTGAAAAATAATTAATTCATATGATTATTCCTTTAATTTTTTGTTATACTAAATGTACTGCAAACAAAGCAGGTTTAAATTTTTAAAGGAAATCATCATGACAGTAGCAACAGCAATCCAAACAGAAGCAACAATCGTTTCTTTAGCTAACGACATCGACAACTTATATGTTCTCGACCAACAAGCTAAAGCATTGGCTGACAAAGTAAAAGCTCTTAAGTCTGACATCGCAAACAAGTACGGTGAAGGCAAGCACGAAGGTGAGTTGCACAGCGTAGAAGTTAAGTTAGTACAAGTATCTGGCACAGTTGATTACGCCGCATTGTGTGTTGAGTACGGTATTACAGAAGAGACACTTAACAAGTTCCGTAAAGAATCACGCGCAGACATTCGCGTATCTCCAAAGAAATAATCATTTAAACTGGGGCCTATGCCCCTTTTTTTTGTGGAGGATGTATGACTGAAGAGCAAACGTTAATGGATAAATGGCGAGCCCAGGGATGGGTTCCGCCGTCAGAGTTGCCAGAGTATCAAAAGAAGTTTAAAGAGTCGCAAGAGGCCAACTGGCCACAACCAAAGGAAAAAAAAGATGACAGAGAACAAAGAGTTGAGTCCACTGGCTAGGCAGTTGCTGGGCACGTCCGGCGCGGTTAAGTTCTTTACGCAACAAGAGTTTGATGCGGCGCTGGCATTAGCTAAGGCTGAGATCATGACTGTGGCCATTGAGACGACCAAGCGGGCGATCATGATTGAGCGTGAAGAGTGCGCCAAGCTAGCAGATGAATGCGTAGACATCGAGAAGCTTGGAGAGGCTATTCGCAACCGTATACCAACACAGAGGCAGTAATGACAGACACTCAATTATTAACGATACTTGGGACTATATGGATAGCACCCCATTTAAACAAATACTATGCCCAAATTACTGGTTTAATTTTTTTTATATTTTCTTGTTGTAAAGGATTGGGATGGATATGACACCAGAAGACGAAGAGTTCACAAGGATAGAAATGGAATCCAGAATAAAACAAGAGGCAGTTAAGTACACGTTGGCCAAAGAAAATAACTTTAAGGTCTACACGGCTAAGGCATGGATAGGATTGACAGAACAAAAGATAGAAGAGATTAAGCATAAGTGCGTGGACAACATGACCTGGGATCTGACGCTGGACGAAACCAAGTTTGCCAGGGCTATTGAGGCCGAGCTCAAGGAGATAAACGGTGCATGATAATAAATTGGGTGAGGAATTAATTCACACTTGCACGGCCTGCTCTTGCGAGTTCACGGACGACGAAGGAGGGGCGGTAGGAGACTTTGGAATACTGCCCATGGCATTTTGCCCCACATGCTTATCTTGTATGTACGACATGTTTGATCAGCAAAAGGAATGGAGTTATTTGATCAAAGGGGTTCGAGTTGTTGGCGATGATGTTGTGATAACGGTCAAAGGATCTAATGAGAAGATAAGGAACAACAACGCGCGTATGCTTTGCAATGAGCTGGTAGAGGAAATGAATCGCTGTGATTGACCTGCTGAGCACTACAGACGGCATAGACGAACAATTGCAAAAGCAGTTGCACTTAATCGCCGCTGTCATTGCAAAGGCTATTGAGGACATATGCGTGACACCATCTAGCGAGGAGCTTAGGTACCGGTGTAATCTGAACTATCACGCAGTTGATGCGCTTAATTTCTTTTACGGTGAAAAGTCTATGTTTAGAACGTATGCGGTGATGGTGGGAATAGATCCAGAGATCTTTGTAGAGGCCATGGAGCGGCGCGAGTATGAGCACCACACGAACAAGAAGGGCAACAACCCATGGTTCACCCATACAGACGTCAAAGCAATGCGTATGAGGATTAGTTGGTGGATTAACAGCCCAGTGCAGAGTCAGCAACTGGAATTTGATTTTTAAAGGATGTTTATGCTTATCAATGTAATGTGGATTATTGCTCTTATGGCAATCGGAGCAGTTGTAATACTTATGGTAACAATTGCATTCTTGAAAATATTTACCAACGATGATGATTAAAGCTTTAATATTTTGTTATACTAACTGTACTGCGACGTTGCAGTGTTAACTGGAGATCAACATGAATGAATTTCAAACTATGGACACACTGGTAAAACAATTCTTTGGACAGGCGCCCTTCAAGCCCTCTCCAGTAGCGTACTGCGATTACATTGCAGAGATGATTAAGATGGGTTTACCAGGCGACACAGGCGGCGAAGTAACAACTGGCCGCGTAAGATCTGATCTACATCCACACGAAGGATATTTACTCAGCACAAAGAAAACGATTGAGGCTGAGTACTTGGGTAAGAAGTACAAGATCACGGTAGAAGAGGCTTAAAGGAGCGCAACACATGAGTTGGGAGCCTACAAAAGTCGTTTGCAAGTGTGGATCATCTTTGATTAGTAGATGGACTAGCGAAATCAACGAATGGCAAAATCTTCATAAAGTTTGCCTAAACACCGTATCACCAATCAAAGAATGGGTAGGGTTAACTAAAGAAGATATTGATGAAATAATTATTAACTCTAAAAATTCTGAGCCATACTTTAAAGCAATAGAAGCTAAATTAAAGGAAAAGAATGAAACATAAACACGCAGATTTAATTCACGCATGGGCAGATGGTGCTGAAATTCAGTATAGACCAGTTCCTGAATACGGAGAATGGAAAGATGAACCACGGCATTTAATTTGGGATAATCTTGCTGAATACAGAATAAAACCAGAGCAGGATGGTAGCCTCATCAATGAGGGAACCAAAACCAAGCAAGGTAAGCCTGTGGGCAAGTTTGCAAAGTTTACTGATGGCATTTGGCGAGAAGTTACAGACGGATCTGCCGGAGTTTTTCTCTATACTCATCCTAAAGAATGGGTAGGGTTGACTGATGATCAAATGAGGGCAATCGCTGAGTGGCAGTTAAGCGCCCACAGACCTTTAATTGATGTCATAAAGGCGGTGGAGCAGGCATTGAAGGAGAAAAATACATGATCGAGTTTGACTTTGAAGGACATGCCAAATCTCAAATTGATAAAGGATTAGGCTACTTGGAAGGTTTTAGTAAAGGCTATCACCAAGCTAAATCAGAATGGGTAGGGTTAACTAATAATGAGCTTGTTGATTTAGCAATAAAAAACGCAGGTTTTCCAATTTTGTTAGCAGAAGCAATAGAAGCTAAATTAAAGCATAGAAATACATGAATAGAAGACTAACACCAACAACACAACTTAGGTGGGTAGACCGCCATATTACTTATTTGAGTGGATATGATTACATACACGCAGATATAGAAGTTCTAGAGCAATGGCATCAAAACGAAGTGCTGACCGAGACACATGGTTGGCAACCAGTTGAAGGCGGCGAATGGAAAGAAATAAAGAAGGAAAAAAATGGTAACAGCTAAAAAGACAGTAAAGAACACACCTAAGCCGCTGGCAAAAAAAGCCAAGAGCACCGCGATTGAATCGCACTCAAGGGAAGAGTTCAGAATGCCCGTAGAGGTCAAAGAATGGATAGACCAGGCATCCAGCAGAATGAATCACATGCGCACAGAGATAGAGAGGCTCAAGGAAGAGAACAAAGCCCTGCGCCGCGCAAATAAAGCCATGGAGACACGCGTAATGGGTGTGAGCTTTGAATAACTTAGATAAGTTCGAACAGCTTCAAAGCTTAATGATGGGCTATGAGTGGGCGACCATACATTGGAACAAAGACAGCAAATCATGGGTTTTCATCATCATGGACGACGACCGTGAAAATTGCATAATCACCACAAATCTAGACAACACGATTAAGATTTTGTTAAACTCAGACTTATAAGCACTGAAATGAATGTGCGATAAAGGACTGAAATATGACCACACATAAAAACAAGTTAGTACACGCTAACAAACAAATAAACAATTTGAATTTATTGGGAGCAGATTATGAATGCTCCTAAGAAGGGTGCTGGAAGGCCTATGGGAAGCCCCAATAAGGCCACAGCGGACGCTAGACAGGCCATAGCCTCATTTGTTGATGGAAACGCTCACAGGCTCACTACGTGGCTCGACCAGGTTGCGGCAGGTGTAGAGAATGATGACGGTACTTATGCTGTGCCGCCTAATCCGGCTAAGGCGTTTGATATGTTTCAAAGCGTAGTGGAGTATCACATTCCAAAGNTGGCCAGAATGGAGCACTCAGGCAGTGATTCNAGCCCAGTGGTGATTGAGCACAATATTGATGTGTTCGGCGANTTGCTTAAGAATATTAANATGAAACGCCAGAGCGGCGAATGAGCGTACTAGAAGCAATCCTAGAGGATCCAAAGATCCAGGAAGAGTTCGCTAAAAAGAATCCAATTGAGCAGGCTGTAATCAATTGGCAGTTGCGTTGGTTACACGTTGAGGCGCACAAACATCAGATCGAACCGTCGGGCGATTGGTGGAACATATGGCTGATGCTTGCAGGCCGTGGAGCGGGTAAGACTAGAGCGGCGGCGGAGACTCTGGCCAATTGGGCGTGGGAGCAACCTGGTACACGTTGGCTGGTATCTGCACCGACCAGTGGAGACTTGAAGGGCACATGCTTTGAGGGTGACTCAGGACTACTGAAGGTCATACCGACGGCTCTGGTAGAGAAGTACAACTCTAGCCTGCATGAGATACATCTAAAGAACGGCTCATTCATCAAGGGCATACCGGCCTCCGAGCCTGAGCGCTTCAGGGGGCCACAGTTCCATGGTGGATGGTTAGACGAGTTGGCGGCGTGGGAGTACTTGCAAGACTCTTGGGACATGATCCAATTCGGTATACGTTTGGGTTCTAGGACCAAGCTCATATGCTCCACAACGCCTAAGCCTAAAGATGTGGTGCTGGATCTGATAGCCAGAGAAGGCGATGATGTAGTCATTACCCGCGCCAGTACGTACAGCAACATTAAGAACCTGGCGCCGAGCTTTCAAAAGCAGATCTTACAGTATGAGGGGACGAACCTAGGACGCCAGGAAATCCACGCTGAGATCATCGATCCAGAGGAAGGCGGCATTGTTAAGCGCGATTGGTTCAGACTCTGGCCAGACGGTAAGCCCTTCCCTAAGTTCGAGTACATTATCCAGTCATATGATTGCGGCTTCAAAGACGGCCATGAGAATGACCCAACTGGATCTATTACGCTGGCTGTGTTCAAGCCACTGGATGGTGGCATGTGCGTGATGGTGGCTGACTGCTGGCAAGATAAGCTTCAGTACCCTGACCTGCGCCCCAAAGTGATCGATGAGTATGACGTGGTTTACGGTGAAGGACGGGAAAAGAAACGAGTTGACCTGATACTGGTGGAGGATAAAGCGGCGGGTATCAGCTTGATCCAGGACTTACAGAGGGCTCACCTGCCGGTGATTGGTTATAACCCAGGACGGGCGGATAAGACACAGCGGCTGTCGATTGTGGCCAACATCATTCGAGCAGGCCGAGTGTGGGTGCCGGAGCACAGTAAGCGCAAGGGATACGTCAGGGACTGGGCTGAAGGGATGGTGAGCCAGATCTGTAGTTTCCCTGAGACGGCGCACGATGAGTTTGTGGACTGTATCAGCCAGGGCTTAAGATACTTGAGGGATGCAGGCTGGATCAGTATTGACCCACCACCGCGGGATGAGTACGANCCAGAGGATGCTATAGATGCGATGGAGTTCAATAAGAAACAACGAGGCAATCCATATGGCGCATAAACGCGATTCAATCGCGGTCGGTAGACTTCGCCAGTGGCCACAGGCATAATCTAGGCATGAACAAGCCCAACATTGACCAGATGAGATTGGCGCTCCTAAACAAAGGGGGCATCGTATCTCTACTCCGTAAGCATGGACGCCCAGCAGAGAGCGACCTAGATGCAATGAGGAAGCTGAGCAACGGACACAGGGTGTTTGTAGCGCACGAGCAAGACGAGGCACCTAGAGAGATTAAGTCAGTCAGTGAGATGCATGGCTACACGCCTGACCAGATATACACGGTCGCACCGCATCACGAAGCCAAGGGCGGCTCTGCGCACATGAACAATGGTGGTGGGCTTGAGAAGTTCCTGAAGAAAAGCAAGATCAAACAACGCGTGTATCACGGCACTGGCGCAAACGTCATGGACTTCAAGCCATCACGAATGGGCGCAATGGGGCCAGGTGTTTATGTCACTACCGATCCAGAGGTTGCGTCTGGCTATGCCAACGTCGTCAACAATGGACGAGAGCAAAACAATCCAAACGTGTTGCCTTTGCACATTCAAGCCCGTAACCCATTCACGATCAGCCATGTAAACAAGTCGCATGATGAGCTGTTCAAGCATTTTGATCCAGAAGGCAAATTGACTGATGAGCAAGTAATTAAGTTGGTCAAGAAGGCTGGCCATGATGCGATTCATGCAATTGAAAGCGGAGAAATCAATATGCTTGATTCGCGCCGCATCAAATCAGCCATCGGCAACCGTGGCACCTACGACACCAACGAACACGACATCATCAAAGCCGATGGCGGCCAGGTAGACATGGACAGGATGCGCCTTGAGCTGATGAACAAGGGTGGATTGTCCAAGCAAGAGCGCAGGGCTAACCGCAAGAAATTTATGGAGCCAAGCAAAGACAAGCGCCGCTTTTATCATGGATCTAAAGAGCCAAACATTGTTGAGTTCAAAACCAGAAAGCAAATTGCTGATGAGAACTATCCAGATGATCCATCAAATGATTACAGGGATGAGCGCAACGCGGTGTTCCTGTCGCCTGATCCAAAGTTCACTCGCCACTTCTCGGTAGAAGGGTACACCGACACTGGGCAAGCACCTACAACGTACCCAGTGCATGTGCAAGCAAGGAACCCATTTGACTTTGATAATCCAAAGCATCGTGAAAACCTGTGGAAAACATATCACGACATTTATTACAACCCTGAGTCTGAGTTGTATGCGCACGGGCCGCATGACACAGCCAGCGAGAAGACTCTTGCTGAGATGCGAATGAAAAAGAGAATTTATGAATCGCATAAAGATGAAAACAATTGGCCGTTGTTTGAGAACCCTAACGTTCAAGAAGCAATACAAGACATGGGGCACGATTCGTTCTACATCAAAGAACGCGGAACCAAAAACCTTGGCGTGTACGATCCAAGAAGGATCAAGTCAGCCATTGGTAACCGTGGTACATACGACATCAATGAACCAGACATTAACAAGAAGAACGGCGGCATCACCCACGCCCACCACCTAGATATAGAAGAGCGACCACTATGAAAGAACTTGTAGGAAAAGGTAAACCTTTTTACTCGGCACTTGATCGGGCGTTAGAAACATTGCCAGAGAAGGCTAGTCCTGAGCAAATTGTCAATCATCTAATTAAGATGGGTGTTAAGCCACAAGAGATAATAGATCGTCGAATGGACAAAGAAGTTGGTGCGCCGTTGATACCGCGTGAGCGCACAGTTAAGCTTAAGAAGCCTGACGATAAGGGGCGAACAGAAATCGTTGAGCCTTACTTTGAGACAACAAGAGTTAGTGGTGCCAAGGCTATACCGCGCAAAGTAGTTTCTGAACTGGCACAAAAGAACCCAATGGTTGCACCAGTTGAGAAGGTGCTTGGCAAGATGAGCGATTCCGAGTTCTTACAAAGAGCTAATGACATAGCCGAACAGAATTTTGGCGTGCCCTACGGCCAGTTAGATCATGAGAAGCAAAGTTCAATTGAAGGCTACATAGATGAGGATACATCTTATCATCGAGCATACACATTACCTGGTGGTGAGAACTACCGTGAGATGTTGATTAAGGCTCCGAAAGGCGGAGAGGAGTTTCCTGGCGTATCAAATCACTTTGGTGGTGAACCTGGCATCCTTGCAAGTATGCGATTAAAAGATCGTATTGGCCCTAATGGTGAGAAGCTTTTACACCTAGAGGAGTTGCAGTCTGACTGGCATCAGCAAGGGCGTGAGGTTGGATATAAACGACCTAATACGGGTGGTTTGCCTGAACTTAAAGAGGGTTGGAAATATGAAGATTTCAATGGAAAGATTGGAATTCGTGATCCTCGTGGAATACTTGCGGTAGCAGTTGAAAAACCTGAAGATGCTATTCGTTACATAAGAGAAAACGGTTGGGCAAAACCAAACTCAGGCGTACCTGATGCCCCATTCAAAAAGAACTGGGAAGAGATGGCGCTCAAGCGATTGATTCATCATGCCGCTGAGAAGGGTTACCACGGCATTGTTGTGACGCCAGGCCATGAGCAGGCAGACCGTTACAGCTTGGCCAAACACATCAATGAACTTCATTTATCTGGCACAAACTTAGTTGCATACGATCACAATGGCAATGAAGTCATTAAAAAAACTGGCGTCACTTCACAAGAGTTGCCATCGCTTGTTGGCAAAGAAACGGCAGAAAAATTGATGGCACAACAGCCGCAGGGTACTTTACGTTCATTGACTGGTCAAAACCTTGAAGTCGGTGGCGAAGGCATGAAGGGCTTTTACGACAAAAAGGTGCCTAACATCCTCAACAGCATCGGCAAGAAGTACGGTGTGAAAACGCAGTTGCATGCACATCCAATCAAAACTGAGCGTGAGCAAATGGTTCCTGACAATGCTGGCCTCGGAATGATTCGATCAGGCAAACCTGAGTATGCTCATGCACATCATTTCCCCATAACAGAAGAGATGCGCAAAGATGTATTGACTAATGGCCTGCCCTTGTATGCTGAAGGTGGTGGTGTTCCTAGCCAGCATAGGGCACAATTCGAGAAGACGTTAGCAGACCTTAAGATAAGGACTGAGCTTAATAAAAAGTACAACGACTTGTACGAAAAAAAGCGCGTAGAAAATCAACCGACTATTCAAGAGTTCTATGCTATGCATGGAATACAACACAAAGCCGAAGGAGGCGCCGTGCAACCATCCCTTAACCATATGCGCATGGCGCTAATGACCGGCGGTAAGATACCGTACACAGACATATCTAACATAGGCGCAGACGAAGCACCTAGCATGGGCGTTAAGGCGTTTATTAATCCTAATGAGCGCAACAACATGGGACCTGGTGGCGTACAGTTACCAACTGGTGGGATCGATATGAACCCGCAACAGCCTGGCCAACAGTTAATGCCACAGCAACCACAACAACAACCGCAAGGACAGCCCTCCCCGCTCAGCGCAGGAGCATCTAGCCCATTACAGCAACCACCTAGCAACATATTGCAGATGACACCGCAAGGTCAGGCGATGAATGCTATGACACCTCCTAAGCAGATGGCTGAAGGCGGTGAAGTTGAACATATGGCCAATGGCGGCTACATGACGCCAGAAGATCACTATCATCAATTGTTGATGCGTCATTACATGGGAGACAAGCTTAGCAAGGCGGATAACATAGCTTTGGGTTTGTATCACCGAGTAGGTGGTGGAAAGAAATTAAACAAGCCAATAGGTGAATATCAGTTTAATGTTGCGCCTAATCTTAATGTGAACATGGCTCCTGAAAAAATAATTACTCCAGAAGATTTGTTTGGAGGCCATGGCATGCCATTTATTGGCGACTCTTCAATGGCTGGAAGAATTATTACTGGTGCGGAAGGGCATCAGTTTGATCAACCCGTGGAGGTTGAAGGCGGTCATGATTACATGCGTGCCAATGCCTTACATAAAGATAAGTCTAAGCGTGCCATATGGGCAAGCGCTCCAGGCAAGATTAAACATTTAACCCAGAAAGCTGAAAGGCTAAAGACCAAAGGACCCGTATATGGCATACATACTGGTATGTCTCCTACTGGCGTAGATTTTTCTCACATGCCTGCTGAAGTCTTGGGAGAGATGGTTAAGAAATCAAAGATAACCAAAAAATCTGAAAAAGAATTTAACAAAGAAATGAGCGCCAGGTTTAAAGACTTTCCTGGATTGATGCACGAGGACTTGCATGAAATGCTCAGAGCACCAGGATCTGGTGAATTACGCAAGCATTTTGTAAAGCGTATGGCGACAGATAAATATCAGAATGCAGGATTTCCAGAAATTGCAATGGCTAGATTGGCCGTACAGCATCCTAACTTAATGCAACATGATGAACCAGGCAAAGAGTATGTTGGATCTAGTATTGGTAGATTTAATCCTAACTATAGTCTTGTAGACAATCCAGTTAATCCACATCATTCATATCCAGCCGTAATTGGCGGTGAATACGTTGGTGCTCTGCACTCAGAAAAAGATAAGCCATTGTTAACAACAAAAGACTTTTTTCATGAGTTTCATAAATTACGTAGAGAGTTTAATGCTCCAGAAGGTGGAGACAGACGTGCGTTTGAATTAGCACAACCTGTACAAAAATTTGATCAAGAGTGGCTTGATAAAGTAATGCCGATTTATCTTGCAAGACGCAAACAACTAACTGGTAAGAAAAAAGGCGGAAGTGCAAGACTCTCCACAAATAAAGACATGATGCAATTAGAATTGATGCGCAAACCTAAAAAGGCTAAATGATGGATCAAGAACCAGAATACATTGAAAATGAAGACGGCAGTGCTAATGTCACTATGCCGGAAGAGGATCTTGACATTGAAGAGATGCCAGATGGGAGCGCGGTTGTAAACACGCCTAATGATGGCCCAGAAGAGAATCCTGATTTCTACGGCAACATGGCGGATGGTTACGCTGAGTATGAATTAAACACGTTAGCGTCAAGGTATATTGATCTACTCAGAAAAGACAAAGACGCACGTGAGCAAAGAGATAAGCAGTA